TTTTGACGCGAGAAGGGGTTTTTAAAAAGAACTTTATTTGGTTGGGTAGCGAACGCTGTACGTACTTGCATTTTGGCGAGTTTTCTGAAAGTATTTGATGTAATGTATCTAAAGTTATCTATTTTGATTGCTTTATCACCAGCCGAGAATTTGTTGAAACTTATATTATTATTCGGAAAGTTATTCACAAGTTTACTAACCCACCTAACACCCGTTTGTTTTTCCATTTGATTCCTTCTGTTATTGATTTTTTTTTGAAGGGCTGCTATCTTTTTACTCAACTCTTTTTTTTCCAATATCCTATTTTCGCGTGTACTCATTTAAGATATGTATAGAAAAAAATTATCGTAAATCCTTATCCGCTGTGTAGTACGTCTTCCCCTTAGTGGCGAAACTATGGACCGCTTGTGGAGAGGCTCCCGGGCGATGCCCGTTGAGGTCGCCGCTCATGATAGTACGTTGGAGTTCCATGTTTAGTTAGATTGTTTTGATACGACTTAGGTATTTAAACCTGACACTGAATATAACACAAATGTACTCTCATACCGGGAAGTCATATAAAGAATTCAGATGAACATACGATAAGATGGTAATATTCCCACTCGGAGCTTTACTTAATGGTGAATATTGTTTACCTTGTAATGCTGAAAAGGGTCTAGATTATATATGTCCGCAGTGTAAAGCATCTGTTATCATACGAAAGGGTGATATCAATAAACATCATTTTTCCCATAAACCGAGTGAACGAGATTGTAAATTCTACGACCATCCGGGTGAAAGTGAAATTCATAAAATGGTCAAATACACCATCGCCGATTTATTAAGGAAGAAACAAATCAAGAAGGTTGTGCGGTCATGCCCAAAAGGGTGTACATATGATGAAGAAATTAAGTATGAAGAGGGTGATGAAGTCATTGATGAGTACCCAATAGGAAATAAATATCGGGTTGATATAGCTGTTATAAACAACGGAAAAATCAAGTATATTTTTGAAGTTTATAACACACATAAGACCACACGTGAAACACCGGAGCCGTGGTTCGAAATTGACGCTAAGAAGTTTTTGAAGGATGATAATGTTCATTGTATAAGAAGAGTTATGTGTTCTTCATGTTTAAGACGTATGAATAATATCAATATTCCAGTAAATATATCTGATTTCACAGTTAATCCAGTTCGACTCGTGGAGGTGACAAAAACAATAAAACAGGGATACATTGGTAATTTTGAGTGTATCGGACCTATTAAATCTATAGGAGAAGAGAAAGGTATTTTAATAGTGACACTCAATAAATATAAATATAACAAGGCGTCTAGTGGAATAATAGACATGTTTCTTTCCATGATATTTGAAATATGGAACAGCTTTGATAAATATGATGTAATATTACGACTAGAATCTCGAAATAAATATGAAGATTACGAATATGGAATGGGGTGGTCAAAAACTCAACGGACTATGGAACATAGCGATATACAATGGAATAATAACAATCCCAGAGGTATCATTTCTTCTTTAAAAGATCCACATTTTGCTAGACCAAAGGTATCGCGTAAAACTAGTTCAATAGAAAATTTATTTAAAAGGTCTGTCTGTGAAGTACATGAAATACCTGACGAGGATCCCTATTATGAATAGTCTACCTCAAATCCTTATCCGCCGTGTAGTAGGTCTTCCCCTTAGTGGCGAAACTATGGACCCTAGCATACCCCCACGCTTGTGGAGAGGCTCCCGGACGATGCCCGGTTCTCCACGCAGCGAGTCCCCTGTTGAACACAGTCTTCACAGTCCTCAGAGGAATCTTAGTAGCCTTAGCAATTTCAGGGAGGGATTTAGCTCCCGGATACATCTTCCTAAATTTCTGGGTGTAGGAGGAAGTTTTTGTCTTCTGTCCCTTGTCCGTCTCGAAAAATTTATAATTTTTCCGGAGCATCTTTTTATAACGTGTCTCAACCCCCTTGAGAGTTGTAAGCCCCCTGAAATATTTGAGGGGTGCATAGATTTTACCCTGTGTTTTACGCAACTCCTCAACCTTCTTGGTGATGGTAGCATCGCTGAGAGGCATCTTACTTCTCACCGAGATAATTTATAGCTGCCCCGATACTCGAATAAATACATTTCCCAAATTTAACCCTACCAGTCCTAGGATTATAATAGCCCACATGACCATTAAAAGTTGCCTTGTGAAGTTCACCCATATAAAAAATACAATAGTATAATAATCAGGTGAAGATGGGTTTGTCAATTATTATGGGAAATATGTTTTCTGGTAAAACTTCAGAACTTATTCGACGACTTAAGCGTCTAAAAGTTATTGGTAAAAATATAATCGTTGTCAATTCCGCAAAAGATATCAGATCACCCGAGGAAGTTTTGAAAACCCATGATAATGTACAATTCAATTGTCATAAAGTGTTTGACCTATTTGAACTTATGAATAGAGATGAGTTTGACATGGCTGATATCGTCGCCATAGATGAGGCACAATTCTTTCCTAATCTCAAAAAGTTTGTTGAGTGTTGTCTATCTATCAATAAATGTGTGATTCTGGCTGGTCTCGATGCTGATTCTTTTCAGAGAAAGTTTGGTGAACTCATCGACTGTATCCCACTCGCATGTGATGTGACCAAACTCTCGGCACTCTGTATGCGATGCAAAGATGGAACCCCAGGACCCTTTACCAAGAGAATTGTAGACGACAAAACCCTAGAACTCATAGGTGGCAGTGATATGTACATCGCAACGTGTCGGAATCACCTGTGAACATCAAGGATAAGTACAACCCTTCGACCATCACCAGTTTTAACCAGTTCATGGTATCTTGCATGATCAAAGAGGATATCTTCACCCTCTCTGTGTATGTGACGCCCATTCTCAGTGTACAGGCTACAATCACCCTCACCATGTATAGTCAGTTGGTATCGTAGGAGTTCATTGGATTCAGCACGATGTGGGTGCAAAACCATGGGACCCTCTATGACCGCAAATGAGGCACCCTCCGTGTGTATACACGGTATTTGGTTGATGAGACTATCCAGGAGTGGAAACTGTGTAGCCTTGTAGAAATAGTACCCATCATTCTTTTCAAACCACGGATTTGTATCATGGTACCAGGTCTTTTCAAGAGTTGGTGAAACTTTTTCAAATTCTTCACGCAACCTGGGATAATGAAGTTTCAGTAGAAGAAGACCAGGGTAGTGCTTTACATCGTGCTCGGACAAGCAATGTACCAGGTCCCTGAAAGTATTCTGTATACCAAGGAGTGGTCGCCATGCATTTGAAAAGTAAAGGTGGTCCACAGGTGGTTTCATATAATCATACAGGACCATCATTATGGGGGCAAACAGGAGACGCCACATTATTTTCTCAGTAGATAATAAAAATGCCTGGTTACCCCAAGTCCATGTATGCCGAGCCCCAACCCACTGAGGAGGTCGCGACCACTGAGTCTCGCTTCTCCATGCCCAAGATGCCCCAACTTACCATCATCCAGATGCTGCTTGTTGCTCTCATCGCTGGGTATGCCTTCACCGCGCGTAAGATGAACGGTGTCGTCGTTGCCAGTCTTGCGCTCACCGTTGGACTCCTCCACATGTACGACCACATGTACCGTGTCCAGCGTGGCCCCGAGAAGCTCTTCTTCCTTGGTCAGCCCAAGGCGGAAAAGTACTGCTGCGGTGGCAAGTAAATTATCTCTGTAAAATATAAGTATGCGCGTCAAGATTATTCGTAGCCCCAACCCTAAAAAGAAGTTGAGGGCTGTCTTAGAAGACGGCAGGACTGTTGACTTTGGTGCACGTGGGTATTCCGACTACACCAAACACAAGAATCCTTCACGTATGCGTTCCTACGTACTCCGCCATGGTGGTCGAGTACCCAAACGCACAATAGCAGAGAGAGACCCCAAGAAAATTCAGGATATGATGCTCAATGTGACATTCAGTGACAAAGAGAATTGGAATATGAGCGGTATCGACGGGGCTGGTTTTTGGTCCCGTTGGTACCTCTGGAGTTTTCCTACGTTTCAGGGTGTTGAGAAGTTCATGTCTAAGAGGTTTGGTATCGTGATTATTTGAATCTTTCCATCAATTCTTCAAAGGCCTCATCAGGCATCGTACACAATCCTATCATTTCTGGTATTTTACTATTACTAATTTGGTTGGGACCAGGACCTATACCAACGTACTGTTGAAAAAGGACTTTTTTATTCTTAGAACCATTCAGTGTGAAAACACTGGATGAATAGTTTGTTAGATCAGATTTCCCATTAAAATTACCTTCATCGGTTGTATTTTCTTTTACAACTTTACAGAATTCTCCATCCCGTAATTCTTGGGTGTGGTCTCTCGCAATCTCCATGTATTCCACACGCTCCTCATCATTTAAACCAGACATATCTGGTCCTGGGTCTGGGAACTTTTCCAACTTTTGTTTACCTTCTTTAGTGTGTTTTACGAAACCTTCAACAATTTCTTTCATTTTATCAGCTTCTGTGGCTTTCAAAAAGTGTGGTTCCGTTCCCGGGATGAGACCACCAAAGAACCCACCAGCCGAGGCTGAAGAGGAGCAACAGCAAAGAGCGAGAAGACCGACAGCAATAGCGGCCATATTATAATATGTATAGATTATAATATGGCTGAGATAGCCCTCATAATTTGTGTAGTGTCTTCCCTCAGTGCCTCAATGGGGGGTGGATTTTACATGTTCAAAAAAGAACAGGAGAACGCAGCTAAGGAAGAATTGATAACTGAGAAGAAGGCGTCACCTTATGTCAGTGCCTTTATGGAATGTGATTATAAGGGGGATGGACACGCATTTGGGGAAGATACTCAATTTGTTGATGGAGAAATCACAATATCAGTGGGAACACCTTTTAAATCTCTCATCGTACCGGCAGGTTTCAGTGTTGACACCTACCCCAAAGAAAACAAAGGTGGTGCAAAATTAACCCTAGGTGGTCCATCAGACCAAAAGTGTACCAGCATCAAATCAATGGTTGTCACGAAAGTCTAATTTAAACTTTTCATACTTTTTAAAAAATTTAATCATCGTGTTCAAGCGTTCGTAAAGTTCCTCACCGAGATACTGCTCTACGAATTCTTCAGGATTTCCATTTTCTCGCATTGCATTGGCGTAGGTACAAAGTAGTGAGTATGCTTCGTCCACATTTTCACCACTCCAGGTCTCTAAGAGGGTTTTGACTTTTCTCAATCTGAGAGTGTCTTCCATTATTTTACTACACCCCTCTTTTTTAATATATTTTTCAGCTCAGCCATCAGTTTCGCGCGTCCAGCATTTACGACTGGTGCTCGTCGTTGGGGTGGTGGTGGAGGAGGTGGGGGAGGGACACCCATCGTCCGGGTTGGAACTATAATAGTTTGACACACTCTGATAACTTTCTGTGCATTTTTCACACTGTTCTCAAAGTTCATCCTAATTTTAGCGCGAAGTTCCCGAGCTGTGAGCTGCACGCGTTTTCCCTTGACAGTTTTGGTGACACGAAGACCTTGCTTCTTAGCCTTATTTTTCAATTCTAGATACTGCATATACTGTTCATTGAGATTATTTATTCTAATATAAAGTTATCATTCTTGATTCTAGTAACATGTTAGCTATTGGTCAAACCTCAATTTGTTTTCATAACATCGGGCGACGAGTACGAACTTATCGACAGCGAAAAAAACCATGTATGAAGAAGGTTGACAAGCTCGATTGCGCTATACGTCACAGAAGGTGTCCAGGTTGCCCCTTCAATGACTTCTTCAAGTCGGAGACAATCAATACAAAATCAAATCGGTAAAACATGTGATGTCATCACTTGCAATAAGTCTAGCATATAACATATCTTCCTGGTTAAAGTGTAACGGATTGGGTTTACTATGTCTATATAACTCTTGTAAATTGAAACCAACTTGATCTAAACGTAGTAGTATTTTAGCCAAGACATCAAAATCAAGAACTGAAATACCCATACGAAAATTTACATTATTCACAGTGTACTCACCATTATCAGTTCGAACCAGAAACTGTTTCTTTATCATATGATCTATATTATTTGTTGGTTCCCTACCAATTTGATTCATGATACGTTTAATTTCTGCCACTTCATTCATATCTACAATTAATTTCCGAATGAAATCTCTCTTACCTTTTGGTAGTGACATCTTACAGTGTATAAAGATAAAAAACGCACTTACGGTAAGATGAGTGATGTCATAGAGCTTAAAATTCTTATTAACAGGGTTCTTCTTCCTAGAATTAGACAGCTCGAGGAAGAAGTCACATCTCTACGAAAACACACATGGCCATATGTACAAGGTAAAAAGGAGGCGCACCAACTTCACGATATCAGGATGAAAGCGGATTTTCTTAAACATCTTGATGACGATACGATAGTTGAACTTCTGCGCATAAAGGCGGAATTGTCAGGTAAATCTGGGTTTATAACTAGGGAATACGATAGTATCCATAATAATTTTTGTTGACGTATAGTAAAGATGTTAGGAGCTCTCATGTCAACCTCGGGTGAACCAATGAGTAACGACAAGCTTGGAATGACTGTAGGTTCTTGCATTTGTTCCATGCTTGTTGTAATGCTTATCATGAAAATGCCAATGAAACCACCCCCCGTATTAGCCGTGTGTGCTCTGTCATGCTGTTGTTCTTCCAGTCAGACGAGTTCACTTGTAAATGACATACAGAAACGTGTCAAAAAGATGCAGGAAACTCCAGCGGAAACTCCAGCGGCGTAATAAATTAGAAGTAATCATCAGTCCTGTACATGTTTACAGTGAATGAACCAGTCTTTCCCATAACGGTGACTGTTTCATTTCCGTATAGCTCTTGGCACCCAATGTCTTCCATGCAGTCTCTCGCATTGTGGGAAACTGATACTGGGTAAATGTTTTCACCTCCCGTGGTGGTATAGTAACTGTAGCGGTCCCGACGACCACGGACCTCTTTACCGTAAAGAGGGAGGGTTTCCTCACCATTCGTGATGAGACCCATCTGCTGCATGTGTCCGGGTTTGTACTGCTTGATAGGGGGTCCTCTAAATTCGGGTTCCCGCACCTGTGCACGGCGAGTGGGCACTGGACGCACTGGTACTGGAACAGCCACTTCTACTGGGACCTCGACAACTTGGGGGTTGTAGAACATGTAGCCTACAGCCGCGATAAGTACGACAACGGTCAGTAGTAACAATTGAGTTTTTTGTTTGTTCTTCATATACTATAGTTAAGGAAAATCTTTCACATAAAGACATGAAGGTGTTGGCGATAGACATCGGGTTTCATAATATGGGTCTCGTTTTAGCAGAGTCTTTATCGCGACCAAAAATTACGGTAGAGTTCCTAAAGAAGGTAAGTTTGGAAGATTATAAATATATAAAGTCAAATGATTTTGTAGACACTATTCCTTTATTTGTAGAAGATCACCAAAGTATTTTCGATTCAGCTGACAAAATACTTATAGAACGACAACCACCTGGTGGCTTTCAAAATATCGAGATTTTATTACATTACATGTTCAAAGAGAAGGTTTTATTAGTTTCACCTGTGAGCATGCATGTGCATTTTGGGATGCGACATTTAAATTATGAAGAACGTAAGGAAAGAACAGTAGCCATAGCAGGAAAATACATAGAAGGTGAAATTCCTTATGAGAGAAAACACGATATAGCTGATGCGTTATGTATGATTGTGTTTGATAATTTTAGGTCTTGTGTACACTCTTTTGACAAGTTCAAATATATTGGTAACCTATAGTATATGCCAACAGCAAAGCAACTTCAGAATGCAAAGTCGAAATTAAAAAAGACTAACAAACCTACAGGGAATAAACCAACTATACCCACTGCTGCTCTTCTTCGTCTTATTGCAGCGGACCCAAAGATTCGTCGAAATCGTGAATTTATGAAACAGGTTCATGAACTTACGAGGAGGAAATAAGATTACTTTGTTTTACGTTTAAGGGTTTCTTGTATTTCATCGAAGAATGTATCAAAAACCCCCAACCTGTACTGTGTAAATGCCCAAAGAGCAAAAAACATAGTCTTTGTCATTTTATTTACATCATTCTCCTCCATTTTGTAAATAGGACCAACCAGGCGCCCCATGAAGGTTTCATCTTTAGACTTACCAGTCACATACGACTCTGCTTGAGTCAATGCACATGTGTCATCATTCACGGACCAATGGTAGAAGATGAATGGTATAACCATCGAGTAAAACTCGAGATTTCTACGATTATTTGTAAAAGGTACAATCAAAATCATGAGTATAAAAATAGTATGTAATGCAAAAATTATATTCATTTACTATATATAATGGTAAAAGATAAAATTATATGGAACGACCAGCACGAAATTATATTAAGACAGTGGGGTGAGACCTGTGCCTGCTACAGGTTTATGCACCATCGTGGGTTTTTACTCTATAAAGATTTGAGTATGAAGTTCACTTTACCTGTGATTGTTCTTTCAACTATTACAGGGACTGCAAATTTTGCACAATCTACATTACCTCTGAGTATTCAACCAGCTGCACCATCTATTATAGGTGGTCTGAATCTTATCGCTGGTCTCATCGCGACAGTTATGCAATTCTTAAAAATTAACGAACTCATGGAAAATCATAGAACTGCGGCGTTAGCACATGGTCTATTATCTAGAAATATTCGTTTAATGTTAGCTATACCACGGGATGAACGTAAGAAGGATGGTTTGAAGTTTGTAGAAGAATGTAAGACTGAATATGATAGACTACTTGAACAGTCTCCCTCAATTCCTAAAAAAATTATGACAAACTTTGATCAAGAATACCCTCTAGATAATATATTTACAAAACCAGAGATTCTTAATGTGCGTTCAATCCCAGTTTTGAAAGTTCCTAAAACTATTGAACCCATAGAAGCTATAACTAAAAATACACCACTAGAGCGTGTGGGTAAATTCCTTTCCAAATCAAAAACCGTTGAAATCAAGGAAGAGGAAGAGGAAGAGGAAGAGGAAGAGGAAGAGGAAGAGGAAGAAGACTCAGACGTCGAGCAAGGTACACCAACAGAATAAACATGCTTACATTGGTAAGAATTCCACATGCAACGTATGGTAAAATTTTCCTTTTTAAAGGTTCTACGATACGTTTATGTAGTGCGTCATTTTCTAGCACTAAATCTATGGCCTGATTAGTAATATCATCAATGGACTCTTTCATTAAAATCATACCACAAAAAAAAGTTGAAGTAAAAACCGTGACAACAATTCACACCAAACAAATTGAACTTATTCGAAGGTACATTCGGGAAAGAAAGAATGTATTCATATGTGGATGTTCTGGTGTTGGTAAATCATATGTACTCAATGAAGTTTTAGAAGGTTTAAATCATGTTGAGTTACGAACTGAACATCTCAAAAGTAAATCACTTTTTTTACCGTTTATTAAACCTTCATCAAAACATGTGTTTATTGAAGACTATGAACCAACCTTCAAACCAATTATAGAACAGGTTTCTGATGGTGATCGATTGAGTCGTGGTTCACTATTAGTAACGTGTACAAACATGTGCATGTATCCAAATTTTGAAACTGTTTTTATTCCGAAACATAAACCTAGTGTATTACTCACACTCGTTGAAGATAAAAACCCTAAAGCAGAAAATGCAGCGTATAGGTGTAATGGTAATATTCGAAACTTTTTCACCTATCTTGATGGGTATGATGAAATGGATATTTTCCAAACACCGAAAGAATTCATAACTGATGTATTATCAGATCCGAAACCTATACCAATTTATGATAGTATACATGAACATGGACACATGTGGGATGTTTTTCAAGAGAATTATATAAATTCCAAAGGGGTTGATATTACGACTATATGTGATTCCTTTTCTACGGCTGATTACTACGACAATTATATATATAAATCAGGGAATTGGAACCTCATGCCTTATTTCGTCTTACATGCGCTCACAATACCAAAGAAGTGTCTGGGTGAACCACTCGATAAGGATAAAATTAGACCAGGGAGTTGTTGGACTAAACTTGGGAACTATAAAATGAGAAAAGGGAAATTCGAGGAACTTAAGAAAAAATCAAGAATGGGGTTAGGTATAGAAGAATTATGTCTTTTAAAGAAGTATGCAGAAAAAGGAGACCTAAGTAAACTTGTAGAATATAAAATCACACCTCAAGACTTCGACGTCATCAACCACTTGGCTGTTGGAAGTGGCTTAAAATCAAGAGACGTAACTAAAATCAAGAAAGCCTTGAAGAATGAGTACGAAGGAAGAAGAAGTTGAAGTCCACGAGGAATACGTTAAAACTATCGGGAATGAAATTCTCTTCTATGCCGATGTCGATCGTGAAAATACTCTTGACTTCGTTGATAAATTTAAGAAATTGGAGATTGAACTTCTTAAAAAGAAAGCTGAACTCGTTGGATACGAGCCATCCATCCGAGTCCATATCATGAGTGAAGGTGGTTGTATCTTTGCTGGTATGAACATGATGAATGTTCTCGAAACTTCAAGGGTCAAGGTTATCACCATCGCCCAAGGTTCTTGTTGTAGCGCGGCTACATTTATGCTACTTGGTGGGTCTGAAAGACGTATGGGTAAGAATGCATACATTCTCATTCACCAGATTTCGACAGAGATGTGGGGCAATTTCCAAGAACTTAAGCATGAGCTGAAATCAACGGATAAGTTTATGAAGAAGTTAAAACAGATGTATCTCCAGAAGACTAAAATCCCTGAGAAAATGTTAAAAAAATTGATGAAGAAGGATATCTATCTTTCCCCAGAAAAGTGTCTCAAGTATAAAATTGTTGACGCTCTTGAGTAATTGCGACTGAGCGTTTGTATAGGTACAATAGAAATATAACTATTAATACGATACAAAATGTGTTTAAAGTCAATGGCACTGGTGTGCTTTCTGGTGGTCTAAGTCGTTCCATTCTGCCATAATTTACAACTGGTAATCCAGACATCTAATTAAAGTTGAGAAAATAATGGAACACCTTTTCCCTGTGGGTGTAGTAATTATAGAGTATGAATAATGTTTGTAATAAATAAATGAACAGGGTTGCAATCGATATCGACGAAGTCTTAGTAAAATTCTTAATCCCAATGGCTAAATTTCATAAACGAACTATCACCAAACCCAAATACAGTTATGTGTATCGCGAAATATTTGACATAGATGAATCAACTTCACAAAAAATGGTCCATGAATTTTATCAATCTAAAGCATTCACAGAACTTACACCAATCTTTGGAGCACAAAAAGCTATGTTTAACCTTAGACAGCGATATGACAAAATGTATATCGTAACTGGACGCCAAGATATGGCCCGAAAAGAAACTGAAAAATGGATAGATATGTATTTCCCACATATGTTCGACGATGTTATACTTACAAATAGTTATACATCCAACGAAATCCACAAAGCGGAAATATGCCACGCCCTAGATATAGGTCTCATTATTGATGATAACAAGGCTATATGTGACAAGTGTATTGAAACGGGTGTACGTGCTCTAAATTTCATAGGAGATGACGATGAAATTTATCCGTGGTGTGAAGAGAGTGATATAAGTATACAGGGTTGGGTACGTGTTAAACGAGGTACCTTTAATTCTTTGTCTATATAAATGTTTGCACTTCTCTGTAAACCAGTCGTCATACCAACCCAGAATGGAACTCCCGTCCTTCGTGCAAATGATTGTCGTATAGCGTATGTAAAACCATCTCAAACTCAACAGGGTACACTTGAACTTGAGATACTTGAAGCACCCCCGGTATATATAGGTGCCGATGAAGAAAGTCGTAAATTTTAATTCACCTCCTAAAAGCCGATAAAGCAGTCATTGCTGTCAAGGCTGTCCCACCCCCCTTTATCTTTGTTGCGATGAGATACCACACAGTGGCAATTAATACAACAAGGAACCCCACACCAATGAGACCGAATCCAGCCATTTTCTTGTCTAGTCCGTCAACTTCAGTACTATCAGGGTTCGATGGGTCGTAGAATATTTTCACCTTGTCACCATCCAGGTATTTTTTATATTTTTCCATAGTTGTTTTTTTGGTATACTTTTTATCATCCACAGTGTATTCATATTCAATTTCACACACGTATATAATCTTATCATCTTTAGGTGGAAGTGCGGTACACTCGGACTTTGTAACTGTTCCTTCTACAGTTTCGGAATGTTTTGGTTTTCTTATGAGTAAAAAAGAACCACAAGACGATAGAGACATCGCAAGACATACAGCCACAGCCAGGTTCAATGTCGCAATCCCTTTACCAACCTGGTTCCCTGTCTTGATGAAATTACTCATTCTTATAACTAACAACGATTAAAAAAATGGTGCACTAATCCTGATGAGTGGACCATCAGGGGTTTTCTTCATGAAAATGACTTCATCACACTCACCACCTTTCATAGCCAGTTGGGGTTCTCCACAAACTGTTCCTGATTTCTTATGTCTATCACAAGCACCTTTAGTCCTACCTGCGATATTCATATTTTGACTGTACCCAATAAACGTTTTGTCAGGTTTACCACTCTCCTTATCTTTGGACTCAACTGTCACTTTCCAACAGTAACTACCAAAATCCCATTGTTTAGTCGTATCAACTGGGGGCGGTGGGGTATCTAGAGCAGATGACGCCACACGACCCCCAAATCGCTTCTTTAGGGACACGACTGGTGTAATCAATAAATTAGCAATAGTTGTCATTACTATTGATAAGAATTGTGTTTTTAAGTTATTTTTTACTCTTGATTCTTTTCAGTATCTTCAAGTTGTTCTTTCGATATATATTTAAGATCTTTTAATTTGAAAACACCATCTAAAAACAACTAACTCTCCCAACCGGGTTCGAACCGATGACCTTGCGATTAACAGTCGCACGCTCTACCAACTGAGCTATGGGAGAAAAAATGTCCTCTCTACCTGAATCGAACAGGTGACAAATGGAACTACAGTCCATTGCTCTACCAACTGAGCTAAGAGAGGAACAACAAGCTCCCACCAAGACTTGAACTTGGGGTGGTGGATTCAAAGTCCACAGTGTTGACCAACTACACCATAAGAGCTGGAGCCTCAGCTACTATATCTATCTCTCGGTTCTCTTCTTTAAGTCCATTCACGAACTTCATACCTGTGAGTGAGACGGAAAATAGACCAGCGGATGTATTGGCAACAATCATTGGTACTACATGAAAGTGAATTGAATACACAAGTCCTAAAGTACTCGCCAATATATTGATATGTAAGAATGTATAATTGATGGCATCTGTATCTTTTGTTTTATGTACATGTACAACCTGTGGCACAAACATGACGGCAATGAGAATTGAACTCACCAGTCCAATACCATCTATGATAGCATCCATTTGTTAAAAATATTCTCTATTGTTTAAGTAGGTATGTTCTTGTTTGTCGTACTACTTTCACTAGTGATCTATATTCTTGTGGAGTCTTTTCGTAAACAAGGACTTGAAACAAAGGAGACTTATGAGTATAAATGTTTTATGCTCACAGTCAAAGACGCCAAAACTCGTCAAGAAACGTTCATGAAACATTTTGATGCTGCTGCACCCCTCGAAATCATCTATGGCCCTAACACTTCGAAAGTTCAAATTGCACGAGAGTTTGAACACATCATGGAACCAGAGTATTTTGAAAAGGCCCTAGAGATGCACTACGACCCCACAGTCAAGAGACCAAACATAACCTTTTTTAATTTGGGTGCGATTGGTTGTTTTGTTGGGCATATGGACTTTTATAAAAGGTGTTTCGAGCAAGGTCTTAAATATGCAGTCATTTTTGAAGACAACGTGGTTATCAAGTCTCCCCAACTTTTCAACGAAATTCAGCAGGTGATAGATGAAAAGGGGAAGAATTTTGAAATGTGTTTTTTCCACTGTCTCTCAAGACTCCCAGATAAAACTGAAGGAACTCTAGAGAAGGTTAAATGGATATCGAGTACGAAGTGTTATCTCATAAATGTTGATAATATGCGTAAATATAACAAATATTTCTACCCGATGGACAATCACGTTGATATGAAACATGAAGATATTATTGAAAAGGGGGCTAGGGTGTACTATAAGGATTTGCGTAAACACATGCTCATTGACCGGTCTCAAGGTAGTCTCATTGGACACAGCGACCATGGTGAGAAAAACTTCCTCTCGAGGCATCACCCTCAAGCTACCCCCGACGATGTGAAGTGGGGGTACTAAGCCATGACAAACTTCCTCGCAAAATCAATAAACTCGGGTTTCCAACCACACGTTCTCTGAGTATTAGGGAACTTGTGGTTGATCACCACTTTTCGACCATCTTTGAGCGTGATATTAATGCTGCACGAATAAAGATGGTTCATGGGCAGCGCCTTGAAAACGTCATTCATAACGTCATTTGCATTCTTGTTGTACGTAAACAGTTTCATACACAGACCGTCGTACTTTTCGACCTCTTCCGGTTCGGTCCCGTCCACAACCCCGACGAGCTCGATTGGGTACCAGTGTTCACCTTTGGGTGAATCGGAGATTTCAAACTTACCCTCGAAAAGGTCAGGGGTGTAGATAGTCTGAAGAATGTGTTTTCGTAATTCCTGAAAAGTTACAGGTTCGTTGATGGCCACATCACAGTCGCCGATGTTGACCATATACAGATTGGTCACCTTGGCATCAGTGTAATCAATGGATCGGAGATCCTCGGTCGTAGCAGTGATTTGTGCAAGCATTTTTGTTTGTCGAATTGACAATAAGTAGTTGTAGTTGAAGTTGATGTTTTACAATGATTTAGATCAACTTAGGTATACTAAGCTCGTTTTATGTACACAGGTCTTTCGGTCCTAATGATCGCCAAACCTGCGCGTAATATAAATCGTGCAAATCCTGAACTGACTACGACAACCGTATGGTCTATGTACTTTCTAGAACTGTATCTGTGTTCATCTAACACACCTTTCATAGAAAGAATACGCCCCAATGAAATTTTTTTACATTCCGTAGCATCTAAAACAACTCGAACACGTTTATCTTGTGACCATATTTGTGTGAAGAACGAGTCTAAATCACTCGCAGATGTCGTGTCATCCAATTTAATAGCAACCTGGTGAGTCATACTGGTATATTAGAAACATTTTTTGAAGTTAAAAGTTTACAAGTATAATTAAATAATGAGTAAAAAAGAACGTGGTCAGTTCTACACGGTAAATCACTCGTACATCATGGAAGGTTTAGATAAGCCAAAAACAAAAGTCATAGAACCATTTGCAGGTAAGGGTGATCTTTTAGATTGGTTGGGTCATGATAAATGGGAAGCGTATGACATTGAACCAAAACGTGGCGATATTTTACATAGAGATACACTCACAGACCCACCTTGTTATAAGGATTCTTTTATAATCACAAATCCACCATATCTAGCTAGAAACAAATGCAGTTCAAAGGATATTTTCGACAAATACAAGACAAATGACCTTTACAAATGTTTTATAACCTCATTGGTTCAACAAGAACATGGGTGTTTGGGTGGTATATTCATCATTCCAGCTGGTTTTTTCCTATCCCCTAGGGACGTCGATACAGATTGTAGAGATGCATTCATGAGTAAGTATAAAATAACTAAAGTTAAATACTTTGAAGAAACTGTATTTCCTGATACACCCACAACAGTTGTAGCATTTTCATTTGTAAAATCCGATATACCACTAACTTCTCAACAAGTTGTTTGGGAACAAAGACCTTCCGGGACATGTAAAACTTTTGAGATGAAAAAAGAGAATAAATGGATCATAGGTGGAGATATTTACAATCTCAAAACAAAATCAGATATTAAAATTTCTCGTTTTGTAAAAGATAGAGGACATGAGAATATAACAAATCTCACATTATCTGCATTAGACAGTGGAACCGCGAGTGGTAGAATACACCTGAAATATGAGAAGGATTACGTCTATCAAGGTATTGATACAAGTAGAACTTTTGCAACATTATGTATTAAGGGTGTGAAATTATCGGAAGATGACCAAATTGAGATTACAAAAAAATTTAATAGGTTTCTAGAGTCGAGACGAAAAAGGGACTGGAGTTTGTTTTTGCCACAATACAGGGAAAGTAAGGAGTATGCACGTAAAAGAATTCCATTTGACCTCGCTTACAGAATTGTTTCTAATTTATTGTTGAGCCATTCGAAATAATCGTGCAAGTCGCCAACATAAATATGATCTTCATTTTCGAAGCGTTTGAACATGTGTAGTTTTTTAGAACAAACTTCACCATCCAATATATTCACAAAAAATGTGTTTTTGTCAACGTTCCTAACATTCTGTTGTGCCTTGACAAAATCATAAACGCATCTCAAAGATCTCGTTTGGGCACCACCATCTTCGACAATCGACTTAAAATTGTAGAAAATACGACACTTATCCCCAAATGTTTGGAGTCCGTCGAAATCTTCGGTCCAGTCATAATTTGCATTGGGACCCGAATACGGTCGAACATTTTTAGCAATTTCATAAGTCTCAGTGTTAATTCTCATATGACCACTCTTCGGACATTCAAAACCTGTGCCATCCTCAATAGCCTTCCTTTGATAATTTTCAGCTTTCATAGAGTCCTTCTTCGAAACGGTTTTAACCCCTAGTATTTCCAGACGCTTATGTTTCGTTATTTCTATACCAGGAATTACACGTTCAGGTCGCTGCACATGATTCAATCTAATAGAAACCACCCCATTACTGTCCGTAAGTTTAGTGAACATATTCCTAGGTACAATTCGATGGAAACGTTTAAGTAATATCATCCCATCCAATTTAATAGCAACCTGGTGAGTCATATATCTTTTACAGTGAGGATAACCCACTCTAAAAGATGTTCCAAACGGGGCTCGAACCCATGACCTTAGCGTTATAAGCACTACGCTCTAACCAACTGAGCTATAAGAACGGTGCAACTTGATTATATTACTAACCAACTTGTATAACGGTGGGACTACCCACATACTAAATAGGAACTTCAACTTTAAGCTAATTTATTGATGTTGTCGAGACCGAGAAGGCTGACAACTTCACCAATAAGGAGGAATTGTTGGGACATGACAAGAGCCTTAGCGATCCTGGTCTTGGGACTGTAATCACCATAACCAACGCTACTCATGGTGGTGAACGAGAAATAGAAAGGGTCGATGACACCATCCTCAAATCCAAACGCTCCCGGGTCAGCTCTGTGAATAGACGAATAGATGAGACCGTACACGAGGGTAATCATAAGAATTGGTAAAAGTTTTATCAATAACATTTATATTACACTGATATTTTTTCTATTGAATCCATTCGCTCTATGTCACTACTCTTTCTTCTGTGTACTGCCACGTTACTAAAAGCCCCCAACCACCTTGAAACGGCGCGTCGAGAACCAGTGAGTGATGCAGCATCGTCATTTACAATAATACTTAGACCGTTGCATACATCGGGTTTATTCTCTTTATCGGGAAACTGTACTAAGAAAGCTTGGATAGTAATAGCTGGTATATCTGGTGAATCGTCGAGAAGTTTATCGTAATCTTCCCTACATTTCATAATAAACTCAACCACACCACCCCGATGCTTGACATCGAGAGAGAGTTCCATATCAATACTTCTATAGAGTTTAGACCATTGTATACACTGCGCGGAGTGTGATTCCGAGAGTGAAAGACTCTGACTAAATTTACTAATAGACGTAAGTATTCCCGCCAAAACATTTAGAAATGCGAAAAAATACTGGATAATCATAATTTTATTTTTTGTGTCGTCTGATACCCCATCGTTTCCACTCGGATTTAACACAGCGAAACCACCAACACCAGTTATACTCGCTATAACTATACTCGGGTAGGCTAACCAGTCATTTTGTCTCTTATATAATAGACGTGCGTGATTATGCAACCATCGGTATCCGGCCGCCTTTTCAGCCCATTTTATAAGCAACTTTTCTTCTTTTTCACACCATTCACAATGTTCGTCTTGTTTAACAGTCATATGGTCTATTAGTAGCCTGGAAGATAAATGTCAAGTTCGGGTTTCATTTCTTGTACCCACCACTTCTTTTTATTCATATCCCATTTTCCACCTTTTGATTTTACTATATCTTTTTCGTCGAAAGGAACATCCAAGTATATTCGCTCTTTTACGCATGTACCCGTATCGACCATCCACTTTTTTGCTTCTTCTTCAGTTTTAAAAGATTTATACACTGCCCCACTATAGCCATCAATTTGCGTCTTAGCCTCACCCCATGTAGTGTAAATACCAGGAATATTTCCTCGAAAGACACCATAAAATTTTGACCCCTTTGTTTCACTTACAACATTCGTTTTAGGGGTTCCACCCGCAGTTTCATAGGCTAATTTATCAACTTCTTCATTTTTAGGGTCTCCATTGTGTGCTTTTACCCATTTCCAATTAACAAGATTCAGTTTATTACGCACTTCATCAATAGCAATCCACAACTCTTTATTTTTTACGGGTGTACCAGTGGATGTTATCCACTCATTCTTCTTCCAGTTGATAATCCATGTGCTAATACCATTCTTCACATATTGACTATCCGTAAATATACACACTTCTTGGATGTCCCTCTTCAAACATTCCTCTAGGGCTTTGAGAATAGCAGTCATCTCCATTACATTATTAGTCGTGTCAGTCTGTTTACCAGATAATTTAAACATATCACTGACCACACCCCAGCCACCACGTCCAGGATTACCGAGACAACTTCCATCAGTGTAGACTTCATACATGATTACTTATCGCGGTTTATCCTTATACTCCGAAGCCTTCTTAGGTGTTTTACATATCGTGTCACCACAATGATCCCTATTCTGATACACAGAATTTATGGATGTTGCCACTTCTTCACACGATTTAATGGACCAACGTCCTAACATAGGTTTTTCCACTTTAATAAAAAGGTCAAACACTTTCTTGAACATTATATTAAATGGGAGCGTTATATTTAAGTTTCTTAAAATAGTTCATCTTCAACTTCTATTTTAAGTTTGCAGTCACCTTTCGGGTAAGCCACACATAACATGGTATAACCTCTCATCATTTGATGTTCATCAAGAAATGATTGGTCATCTTGGCTTATATGACCCCATACCAATCTCGCCACACACGCGGAACACGAACCTTTGCGACACGAATAGGGGAGGTTGATACCTTCTTCTTCCGCTGCATCTAGAATGTACGTTCCATCATCACACTCAAATGTTTCATCACCACCAGGTGTAATGAGGGTAATTTTATAATTTGTACGGACGGCTACACGAGACTTCTTCTTGATAAGACGGGTTCGTGCTACGAGTGGTGGTCTAATATGACAAGTGGCAAGGGTGGACATACTATTTTAATATAAATTTTCGTTTTTAAATAGCATTAATTGTGCATTTAAAAGATGACCCTCAATATAACAATGTGGTGGTAGCATCTGCACCCGGGTTATTCAATCTCCATACGGCACGCTCGTCGTCGCATTCATGGTCGATAACTCTCCCCAACTCTCCTAAACTCTCCTTCTCACTCTCAAGTTCCACCAATTGTGTCTCTAAAGCAACCCTTTTACGCAGAACCTCGAAGTTTTTATCCCTCATATACTTTATACATACGTCCCGGTCATGTGAACCAGCCTCAGTCTTCATAGCCTCTGTGATTCTCGAACGAAGCTTCAACCCACGCAAGTCCATCGCTGCCTGTTTAGTGGCTAACCGGTTTACGTAACGCATCCGGTTATTCATCATGTACCGCTCATTCAGTGGGGGAGACATGCTAAAATATTGTTGGACCCTCGCAACCTCCTTGGAAGGTTTAGCCATCTGATCATACACCTCCTTCAGCAATCCACACATCCTTAAGTAGTCACCCTCTGGCATCACATTTGAATGGGTGTCAATCAACTGCATAATCTCAGTAAGAGGTTTCATGGTTCGTGTTCTTTTTTGAGTTTTGGAATCGACTTAGGGTGCCAAAGTCCCCAAATCACATCTATAAAACAACTTTTTCGTTTTTAAATAGCATTAACCGTGCAATTTAAAAATGATTTTTTGATTTAATTTACTAACAGACCGAAACCAACAAATTAGTTGGAGAAGGCGAGGCCACCCATACCACTTTGGATGCGGAGGACGTTGTAGTTGACCGCGAACATGTGCATGGAGGTCGCGTTGTTGGTGGTATCCGCGGTGACAACCTGGACTTGCGCGTTATCGATGCGCGAGAAGTTGCAGGTACCGGTGGGTTGGTGCTCCTCGGGCTTGAGCGCGAAGGAGTACGAGTAGATACCGGGGTAGGGGTTGCCGGAGTGGTGGTTGTAGGCCTGTACCTGGTTGAAGTACTTACCCTTTTGCTCCTTGAAGCGGTCTTGGCCGTTAAGGATGAGCTTGAAGGTGTTGAGGGGGCCGACAGCCTCTTCGGTGAACTGGGCACCGGAACCAGCCGCACCGGTGGAAACAAGGGGTGTACCAATGAAGGACGCGGGGACGAAGCAGTTAGAAGTAGACGCGAGGGTGGAGCTTTCGAGAATGATGTTGTCATCTGTGGACGCAGTGGTGAAGTTCCAGAGGGAGTTGTTGGTCTGGGTGTTGGAGAAGCACCACACCAGTTCCTTGACGGGGTGGTTGTACGAGAGGCGGACCTGCTTGGTACCACCATCAGCGGTGACGGTGTCGGTACCGGTGTGCTGAACCTGCTCGATCAGGTATTCGTGACCCTTCTGGGCGAATCGGCGACGCTCTTCGGTGTCCAGGTAGACGTAGTTGGCCCACACCTTGAAGACGTTCTTGTTCAGGTAGGTGTCGAAGTTGGACGACAGGTCGAAATCCAGACGGACTTCGTGGTACTGGAGCGCAATCAGAGGCAAGTACAATCCGGGGTTGCGGTTGAAGAAGAAGATGAGGGGCAGGTAGACAGTCTTGCCATCACCCGCGGTGGTCATCTTACCCCAAGAAGCCTTCTTGGACTCGTCCAAGTAAAGCTCCGAGTACATGCGCCACCACTTCTGGTAGTGCTTGTCGATGCGCTGACCACCGATGGACAGTTCAACGTTGTTCACGGCACGCTCGGCAACCCAGTTGCAATCACCAGCGGCGGCGGTGATGGTAGTCGCCTCATCGGACTCAAGTTGGATGTACATGTCACCAACGAGATCACCGTTGCGCGCAACAGTGACGGAGACGCGACCAGAGTTGGCGGCGGTACCGTTGACGGTTTGTTCGATGTTCTCCATCGCGAAGTTAGTGTGGCGCTTGTATTTGGCCTGGAAGAAGGTTACCTCAGGGTTACCGGTAAGGTAGACATCCTGGGCGCCGTAAGCTACGAGTTGCATAAGACCACCGGCCATTTTGAGAGTTGTTGTACTATACACAGAGAAAATAATTCTGGTCAAACGCGCATATTTTGATTTGAATTTTTCTCGGTCTAAATTAAATGTCTACTTTAAATCAGCCTGAAGAAATCGAAGAAGGTGAGATCGCACCCCTACCAGAATCCGAGTATGAGACCGAATCTAATTCTGACTCGGCTGAAGAAGTTTCGATGACCGCCGATGAAAATGATGAAATTGAAGATATGGAGGGTGATGATGAAATGATGTTCGAGGATGAGGGTCTGGATATTGCCGAACTCATGACTTCCCTACTCGCCACCGAGGATGGTGACACAGTGTGTACCGCCCTGGTAGGTATCACCCAACAACTTCAAATGCAAAACAAAATATTAATCAAAATTTTGAGTGAGTTGAAATCTAATTAGAGATAAAAATTGTAAATACTATAAGAGATGGAAAATACTCATTTCATCGACAAGGAACCAAATCGTTATGAAGCGTTAGCCGAACTTCAAAAACAGAGTATCCAGTCGATGAATGAAGAAACCATAAAAAAACTTGTTGATAATTTTGAGATTTATTGGGATCTCAGGACAGAGGATTATAGAAATGCTCGTGAGCTGGGGTACAGGCAATTCATCCACGCCGATAATTATGACGATAATAACAACCCAATTGCGGCAAAGATAGATATTCTAGCTATCAAGGGTATTCGTGAGAAGCAACGTCGCTTCCTTATAGATTTGAAAAACCGGGTCAAAGAAATGAACCTCCATAAAAAACAAACCGATGATGGAATTGGTCTAACCGACCGAATCTATGGTGTCCTGAAACAACTCAAGGATGGGTATGAAAATATCCGTCGACACTACACCGCGTATGAACGTGTTGTAAATCCAACTGCTGTCCCCCAAACGAGTTCAACATCTGACCCATCCACAATGTGTGATGATGATGTAGAGAGTGCAACACCTTTCCAGAAGTGTCTCATTTTCGTGCTTGATGAACTTTACAAGGCTGGATATCGTAGATACAAAGGCTTTTGCTGTGAAGAAATCAAGACGATTGAGGGGTACAGGACAAGAGCGTGGCGCCAAAAGATGCCTATCGAAGATTTCGTGTACTCTCTCGCTCAAAAGGATGATGATTTTAACAATTGGAAGAACTTTACCAGTAAGGGGAGCATTTTCAGGGAAGTAATCGACAACATTACCAAGTGTATGGATCCACAATTTCCTACAATTATCAAACGGAGGCATGTTTGGTCATTCAAGAATGGTGTCTTTGTGGGTAAAGAGTGGGACCCAGAACTTGGCACCTACAAGTGTAGCTTCTATTCATACGAAAGTAAGGAGTTTGGGTGTCTAGACCCAACTATTATTGCATGTAAGTATTTCGACCAGCAGTTTGATGACTTTTCACACCTCGAAAGGTGGCAAGATATCCCCACCCCCCACTTTGATACGGTTCTACACTATCAAAAGTTCCCTGAAGAGGTGTGCAACTGGGCGTATGTCATGGGTGGTCGCCTCTGCTTTGATATTGGTGAATTGGACACCTGGCAGATTATCCCATTCTTCAAGGGTATCGCTAAATCTGGTAAGTCTACCCTAATTACCAAGGTTTTCAAAAAGTTTTATGAAGGTGAAGATGTTGGTACACTATCGAACAATATCGAGAAGAAGTTCGGTCTTTCTGCGATTAAGGATGGATTCATGTTTATTGCACCAGAGGTGAAAGGCGACCTCGCCCTAGAACAAGCTGAATTCCAGTCGATTGTATCAGGAGAAGACGTCTCTGTGGCTGTTAAGAATAAGACGGCCATGTCATTTGAATGGAAGGTTCCCGGAATTCTAGGTGGGAATGAAGTACCAGGGTGGAAAGATAACTCAGGCTCTGTGTTGCGTCGTATTCTACCATGGAACTTTGGTAAACAGGTGCGTAATGCTGACCCCCAACTCGATGAGAAACTTGAAAGTGAAATGCCTAAACTTCTACTCAAGTGTGTAAAAGGGTACATTGATTATGCAAACAAGTACAGGAACAAAGACATCTGGAATGTAGTACCAGAGTATTTCAAGACTATCCAAAAGCAGGTTGCGAAAGTTGCAAACTCTCTCATCCACTTTCTGGAGTCTACAATTGTCGACAAGGCTAAGGACCAGTACGTCCCCCAGAACCTGTTTGTTCAATCCTTCAATACACACTGTAAAAACAATAATCTGGGGCAACACAAGTTTCATGAAGATTTCTATGTGGGCCCCTTCAGTTCCTATGATATTGAGGTTAGGAACGAATCCGTATCCTATAGGGGGAGACAGTACCCACTTCAACCCGTTATCTTTGGTATCGATTTAATCGAGGACCAGTTGATGACTGGCAACAACCATTAAAAAAAATCCTTACAAATAGTAATATGAGCCAGTCGGTCAAAGAATTTGTCAGGCAGTCTGGTGTGAATGTACAAAGTCCTGACTCTGCGTCTAATTCCAATAACAACTTCGCTCGAGAACTTGAAGCGGATATGTTTAGAAGAGAGAGAGAACAAGCTCGTGAAGCTCGTATGAGGGCTGCAGGTTTCCGTGAACCCACTCGGCCTGAGTTACTCCAAAGACCCCCTCCAGGTCTACCAGCACCACGCCCTAGTCGTTTCGCACAATTCGAGAATAACAACTCACCCCTGGAAAATGAATTCTCCGACCTAAACATTGATAAATTAGTAAATAACGCATTAAAAGAACCCATAAATACCAGTGAATTTGAAAACATGAACCCAATCAATGAGTTCACTGACAACCTGGAAATATCTCCATTAAAACCTGGTATGTTTAATGCCACCATTAATAGACCATTTGGTAAAGACCCCCGTTTAGACCTTATACCGATTATGATGAAAAAACCACTCGGTAAAACACCAATTGGTGAAGGTCTTTATATAGACACTCGTGAAATGAGAGGTATTTATGGTCAATTTAAAACCGGGTTTTCTCATACTAAAGAAGCTGGACCCAAAGGTAATATCAATAAGACCTTTGCGAGTGTTCAAATCATGATGACTGTTTCTAATGGTACAGAAAGCCAAAGCGCCACTTTCAATATTTATAGGAATGGTAAAGTGCGTTTTTCGGGCGGGTTTGTTGGTACAAACATTACTACTCAACCTGAACTCATTCGTAGATTTGTCGTAGAAAATTACACCCAAAAACAACCATTTCTTTACAGTCCAATCGAGTATAACAATCTCAGTGGTCAGTTTAGCATAAACGGGATATTCTCGAATCTTACACGTGCTTCAATGAAATTTTCCAAATATGGGTCTGTTTCTTATGAACCAGAAATTACACCAATGCTCTACGTCACCATGAATGGATACACACTCAATATCAGTAAGTCTGGTACCATACAAATCATAGGTGCTAAATCACCCGCTGTCATGGAAAATGCATACAAAGCTATTTCCCCATTAATCAGGGAGTTTTATAGAGATGGGGATATCACCCTAGGCGTTAAGGCCAAACCCAAACGCAAGACTAAGGCTAAAAAGGTTTCCCCTAAAAAGACCAAAGCCGTTGTAAAGCGTGGAGTGCCTTTATCTAACAGTCAAATCAATGCACTCAAACTTGATGGAAAGAAGTGTGAACGTATGGATAAAAAGGAACTCAAGGACCTTGCACGAAAAATGAACATTGTTAATCTTAGAATTAAAACGGAGAGTGGCACCCGAGACATGACCAAAAAGGAGATATGTGAGGCAATTAAGGGTAAATCTAAGGCTAAAACTGCTACCATGAGAAATATCAACAAAAATAAGAATGTCTCTTTAGCTGGAACTAACAACACCTTCCGTGTTGGTCGCAAACTGTGCCGTGATATGAAACTAGATGAAATCAAACGTTTTGCTGCACTACTCAAAATTAACACAAACGGTAAACAAACAAAGGATGTTCTCTGTAAACAGATTGAAAAGGTGCGCAATAACATGACTAAACCTTTACCCCCCGCACCCTCAAAGAGGCAGGTGCAGCAAACAAAAGCGAAGCAAGTGGTCGATAAAAAAACAGAAGTAAAAGCGAAAAAAGTGGGGATAGATGAAAACTCTATTCGTAAAGACTTGACTAAACTTTACTCGAAGACGTGGATGAACCGTTACAAACCAAACCTTACCCAAGATATCAAAAATGTGAAAAATGCCATTAATAAGATTGGTAAACAAAACCGAGATAAAACTATTGGATTACCAAAAAAGATGGTTGTTGATAAAATTAAGAAACAAATGGTAAGCAACTGGAAAATGCAAAGGAAAAGAGAACTTGAGAAGAAATATATCACCAACATGGTTAATACAAATGGTCTCAGTAATAACTTGAAAAATGAATACCGTCGTATGGCTGCCAATTACATGATGAATATGCTAAACCAAAAGAAACAACCAACGGCAAAGAGAATGAGTGAGTATAAGAAACGTTGGTTGAAATCTCGGGCTAATGCTATGAAAAACACAACCCCCAAGAAGAGGAACAATCAGGTCAAAGCACGGGTCGAAAAAATGTAAGGATAACAAGCTGATCATGTCGGTATTTGAATTAAAATTCTTTTCATAGTCGTGAGTGATGTACCACATAATAGAGCGCATACCATGATGTATGATAAATCCCACCACCTACGGCTAAAAGCAATTACTGGTAATATGGTAAGTAAATACATACCGTGACCCGATATTGGGGCAATAGATATAGGTCTTTCAGAATGAACTGCAATTGTACTTGCTATAACAAAAATAAAATCTGTTATATCAATTATTCTTAGTAAATTGAAGAGTTTAACAAAAGATATAACAAGAGCCAATCTAAAACCTATTTGTACAGTATTATTATAATTTACTGCAACTACGTCAAAACGGACTCTTGTCAGAGTTTGGGGTTCGACTATCACTGGTGGGGGAATTTCTTCGTTGAAGGCTATAGCTACGGAGCCATCAGGTCCTTCAACTACCAGGTGTCTGCATCCCTCCATAGACTTAATACCTATACAACTTTATTGTTTAAGTTTCAATTAAAATATATACCCAAAGTAAATGACACCTCTTGAACAAAAAAAAGAAAAATACATTGTTCAGAGTAAATCGCGTATTTTAACTAAGGCTGTCATTTACAGATTTTTGATGTTTTTTATAACATTATTTGTGACATATTTATTCTTAAAAGATAAAAAGGAAACCCTCAAATATACCATTCTAATGGAAATCATAACGTTTATTTTTTATTACACGTATGAAATAGTATGGAAATCGGTACCAATTAGCACTTAATTTTACGGTTGACTATTTTAGTGGGTTCAGCGATTTGTTTGAGATGTATAACGTGATGAGAGAAATTATATTTTGGGAATGCATCCTTGATTTTATTAGAAAGTAAACCAGCTTGAACTATTAAAGGTATACCTGTGCATACAGACCTTTGTTCCATTGAGAGAAATTCATCCTCCATTCGAACAAAATTCTTTAGCCTATCACTACTCACCCCATCCTTGTGCATCATGACATACACCGCCTTGGAATCACCATCACTGATGTAAAAATATTTAGAACCGTCAACCTCATCCGACTTTGTGTGTTTTTCGTAGAGGAGAAACAAAACAATAAGAATCGCTATCGCGTATATCATTTACTTTTACACAGAAATTAGTTTCGAGAGGTCAGCAACCTTTTGGAGAATGTTCTGGAACTTGTAAATATCGTCGACAGCCTCGGGTTTCATAATCTCCAATTCAATCTGATAACTCGCTTCCTCCTCGGAATCCATATCAGCATTATCTCCCGAAGAGATGGTCATGTCGATACTGAGATTCTTACGCACGAAAGAGTGTCGAGTCTTGGTTCTCTTTCGGTCCATCTCGTACTCACCAGATGTGGGAATTTCACGAGCAACACAAAATCGCACGTCAAGGGGGTCACACTTGAAGTCTTCCTTGATGACACTGATTTTTTGAATCATAGTCTGCTCACCAGATTCCTCATCAGAGGTGATGCGAATGTTGTTGCTGTCACTGTAGTATACGTCAGAGGTGCTCATCTTAACGCTTTCCCAGCCGTCATACTTCTTCAGACCCTTGAGGACACGCTTCCAGGTGTCTTTACCTACATTTGTATCAAAGAGGGAACCATTGTGCTTCCCTAGACGAATTTCAACTTCGATATCACCCTCATTCTTATGGGCTTCAAAGATGGGGAGAACTTTGTTGATGATGGCTTGAATATCCATGTTGATTTTTTCTTAACATTTACACATTGCGTCATTCTCTTAAGTGTTTTATGTACATAAAATGTAATGAAAGGGTTTGAAAACCACGGAAATACTTGTTATTTCAATACCGCCCTTCAATGTTTGCTTTACATTCCAGTACTGTCAAACTATTTAATACGACACCCATACACCGGGGATTGTATGTTCACGAAGGAGTACTCAAACCTCGTGAAGACCTATTGGACCAAGGGTCAGGATAAAGTTGATATAAATCCACTGCTCACCCACTTTCGTGAGAAGTTTCCAAGATTTGGAACAAAAGAACAACACGATGTACAAGAAGCAATTCTGTGCATCATTGATATCCTAGAAACGTCAAGACCCGAAATTAAACCATGGTTTTATGGAAAGAAGATACAAGAAACTATATGGCCAGGTGGAAAATCAACAAATGAAGAGGATTTTAGTGTTCATTTGATAACCTCCGAGGGTACAGATATGGGTGAAATGCTTTCTAAAAGCACAGATTGGTACACGATTGAGAATTTTGAAGATAACAAAGGGAAGAAACACCACGTCGCAACTACCCGTATGCTCTTTTCAAAACTTCCTCAGATTTTGATGATTTCATTTGATCGGAAGAGTCATATCGAAATTATTGAGAATATATTGATTAACGACTATGAATACAATCTCGTTTCGACCGCTGTACACGTTGGTGCACAAGACGACGGACACTATGTGAGTTTTGTGAAGAGACGTGATAAATGGTTCTGTATTAATGACGAAATGGTAAGGGAGGAGGAACTACCTGACCAGGCCGGATTCTATTTTATGGTGTATAATTTGAAAAATTAGACCCAAGCAGTTCCAGGGAATGTGAATGTGTATGTAGCAGCTTCGGTTGTAATAGCGGGTGTCTCCTTAATGACAGTCGTACCATCCGCACCAAGAATTACAGCTTTGACACCAATAGCACGTTTTTGACAACAGTCGGTACGGTTTGTAATCTTAATCTTCTCAATCTCTTGGACTGAACCTAAATCGACCAAGAATTCATCTAACACATCCGCGGCACGACCCCAAGTGTGGGCGAAATTTGTCATGTTACCATCCACAAGATTGGTACCTGGGTAACCAGCCGATAATGAAGTCCCAGTTACAGTCTTACCCGATGCTAAACTGGTGGTACCATCCTTAGCAAAAACCTCGAGCTCAGCGAGGTTGAGGATCTTATTTTTATCGTCGTCGTTACCCGCTGCGCTCGTATCCTGACCAACTGTGTGCACTAACTTCACATACTGACCACTTGGGATAGTTGGTACCACTGGAGTGTCTGCACCCGCACCAGAAATGTCACCTCCATCTATTTCCTTTTCCCCACCACCCATCATCATTGCGGCTGAACTTGAAGAACAACACACCATCATAAGACCAACACCTGCTAACATTGGCATAGACATCTTTGTTTTTAGTCAATATTAAAAATTTGGTCTACAATCTAAAAACTCCTTCATCTGAATATTCTCCTTGATGTTCACGATTGTCCTGTAAAAGGTCCGTCGATTGTTGGGATAGTTCTTATCGGTTCGTCTCTTTAGGGGTCTCCACCACATCGGTTCTTCATGGGTTATGTACTTACACTCTACGATTGCACCATCTTCAAACCATGGCTCATCTTCCATACGATTGAATGGAATTTCCGACTCGAAGAAAAGTTTCCCCTTCTCCTGTACATACAACCTCCATGCAGGTGTACCAGCTTTGAATCCAGGTGTTTCCCTAGACGGTTCCCATTTCATGAGGAAATCCACAGTGTTCTTCTCCTGTGGCTTCCATTTGAACATCGTCTCATGGGTACCAATTCTTATGGGTTCATTGACAGGTGTAAACACGAGACCATCAATCTTTTGTTGAACCGTTGGGAGATACTCATCCATAAACTTCCCAAACTCCCTCATTTGGTGAAACGTTTTACACTTGAGTCGATACTGGTCAGATTTCATATAAATGATTGACTTCATGATACTTCGCGCCGCTTCAAGTCTCTTCATCAAATTGAGGTCCCATACAGATTCACCATTTACCCAAACAGCATCATATACCATGAGAGTATCCTCGTATAACTCACCGTCAAGAATAGTCCCATCATAGGCACTCTTCTTGAGATTGATAGGTACTTCAAACATATTGAAAGCTCGATTCACAAATATACACTTTTTTTTACCTTCAAACATACACGCAACCATCATGTACCTTTCCCCATCAGTCTTCTCACATACTAGGTATTCTGCACCTTTGAGAACAGGGAAATGTCTGTGTTCGATAGAAATCGGTTGAGGCCCAGGGAAATAGTCTTTACTACCCCACTTTGCATGAATGTATTGCACAACATATTTGTAAAGTGGGGATTCCAACTTTATAGACATGTTTTATGTTCAGTTTTAAACTTTAATTTACTTTTATACCCGCAGCGTTGAGGATATTACTTACACATTCATGTGTATAAGTCATCACCAACTTAGCTGCCGTAAACGCATAAATTCGAACACCTTGTTCCGTGAATTTAGCAAACATCTTAGGATTGACTGTCCATTTTCCAGATTTTTTATCCTTGATTGTCTTAATGACATTTTTAGTGTTCATACACCAGGCTTTAGAGGTTGTCGAGTTTACCTTGTAAATATCATCCGAAATTTTCGCACCAACATCAGTATCGAAATGAAGACCCATCTGTTCCGTGGGTTCTGTTGAACCAGCATTCACCTTATGTTTGAACAGTTCCCAATCTATACCTTCTTTTACCCCGGGGAAAACAAGCAAACCAATCGTGTCATGCTTTTCAAAACACTGGGCAATTGATTTTTCATCTAGAGAAATACCGAAATCAACGAAAATAATCCGATCATGACTTTTCATATATCTCTGAATTGCTTCAGCCTTTAGAAAAGGATCATCATCTACGTATGAAATCTCGTTGTCAACCCCTTTTTGCATACATGACAGGTTAATTCTAAGAACTGTGTGTAATGTTTTAACACTACACGATTTTGAACGAGTGACGAGTAAGGTGGTAAGCTTCATACGACTAGGTCGGCTCTAAACCTTAAGCCTTTCACCTAGACACCCAGAGAATGGTAGATTCCCTACATGCCCCAACGTAGTGTTTACATCTGCGTAAATTTTACCATCTACTTGTTGCCAACGACGACAAAATGCATAGTCTTCAGATAAATACCGTCTGGACACCGGGTCTATCATACAGTCAAAACACGCGTGATACTCGTCGAAATCTCTATTCTGGTGATCATTCTTACACCAGAGTTCTGGAAACTTATCCTCCAACGATTTAAAAACGGAACGTTTAATCATCATAAACCCTGTGGGTCCATCTAGAATCTCGATAAACCCATTTTCAACTGGTCTATTCAGTGCCCCAAAGTTAATAACGAGACTCGATGACAACATAGACATATCACGGGTATCACCCCTCTTCAAGGCTTCCGCAGCTTGGTCCCACATCACAACCTTCTTGGGATAACACGCAACTGAGATGTCATGCCCAGATTTCAAGAGTCGTACAACTGCGGCAGGGTCAAAATGTACATCAGCATCTATAAACATGAAATAGTCACAATCTGTTTTTTGTAAAAAACGACCGACAGCTACATTACGGGCACGGTGCACGAGAGACTCATTTTCTGTAGTATCCAAATAGAGTTGGATTCCCTCTTTTATTAAAAGAACTTGAAGTTGAATTATACTACTCATATACTTTTCCAAACATAATCCACCATAGCATGGTGTAGAAAGAAACAACTTCGTCATATACTATGTCTAACCTTTCGCCTCTAAGTGCTTTTTAATTATAGTTTCTATCTTATTCAATGTGGGGATAGAAACGGAACATTTATCACACATTTCTGTTTTAGTAATTCGATCACCAATGACAATGTAAATTATCGCTGATGCAACACTATTTGGGGTTTTACTCATGAGTGCTACACAATCCTCTGTAGAATTACACATTCGAACACATTTTAACCTCTCTTCTCGAGTAATTTCAAAAGCATTGAGAAGTCTTTGCATTACGTCAAATGACTTGGTTACGTAATTTTTCTTTGTAGCCCCCAATATATTCTCCTTGAATATATCTGTTGTTCGACTCACATCTTTCGATTGAATTCCAAACATATCTGCAATTTCTTTGGTTGTTCTTGGATTTTTAGCAAGTCTACACGCGTATAGAACACAATTGGCTTTGATACCCAAACGTACAGCACCTCTGGTGAGTTTTTCATTATTGAATTTTCTGTATAATATTTTAGCGTCTTTTAGAATAGAATCTTGTAGTGTATGACATGCTTCGTCAATATCTTTGTACGCGTGAAACAATGACCGGTCTTTGTGATTCATAGACATGTGGAAATTGATTTTAGCCATTCGTTTATTCTCATATGTTGAAGAGTGTTGTGTAGATATAATTGTACCCTTACCCCACGCCTGTGAGAAAAGTTCCGGATTTGCATTCGGATTACCACACCTGGCAGGGTCATTTACTTTACCATCATCTGTCATTCCACTAGTCCATTCAGCTGAATCATCTATGAAATAAGAATCAACAAGTCCACATTCAGAACACGTGGGGAGTCCTTCACGTGTAATAACTTTTACACCGGAACAAATTTTACATATACTATTATTAACTGGCTTTTCTTCGGTTGTTTTTGGTTTTATTTCTTCTAGTTGTTTCCATATAGCTGCCAGCATTGTTTTGAATGTGGTACTCTTTTTTAAAATTTTTAAACAACGCATCATGCACTTAGGCGTCTAACCTTCGTTTCGATTGCATCAATCGTTTCTTTGAAACTCTTTCCACCTGAAGTGGATGGTTCCCACTTGTTCCATTCTTTATCAATCGCCTCATGATCCGGGGGTAAAGGGATATCCTGACCCACTACTTCACTATCGGATACAACAAAACCTTCTAGATCAGACCCACTCTCTTGACCTTCGTCATAAATGTCACTATCACTATCCTCGACGTCTATTTCTGAATAGAATGCAAAACGATCCATACCTAGGGGTTTCATTTCCAGATCTTCAAACGTAGTTCCTATAGGGTAGTGTTCCATAACACTTTCATACGGGGCGGGAGAAAGCTCCGTCGATTCAAGTTCATATACACAGGCATTTTTGTAAACCAATTCAGTGGCATTGAGATATCTCAGGCCAAGGGTCTTACCAGTGTTCATCCCAACTATACCGTACATTTGGTCTTCAACACCGTCTTCATTTACTAAAACTTTTACTATATCATATTTATTTATATCAGAGGGCACAATCATGCTTAGAGTTTTATGACAAAAAATAATCAAGGATAATATCACAGATGAAAGTTATTATTTATTCGAAGGAGGGGTGTAAATATTGTGACCACGCAAAGGAACTATGTGAGTCAGAGAATATCGAGTATGAGAAAATCATGGTCGACAAAGAAGAACTCACTAAATTGTGTGGTGGAAAAGTTGCAGCCTACCCTCAAATATTTATTAACGGAAATCACACCGGGTCCTATTTTGACTTTCAGGACTATATAGAACAAGAGTACGAACCAATCCTATCCCCCACCCTAAACAGATTCACCGTGTTCCCCCTGACGTATCCTGAGCTATGGGAACTCTATAAGAAGGCTCAAATGTCCAATTGGACTGCTGAGGAAGTAGACCTCTCTAAAGACCTAGACGACTGGAAGACTCTAAACGATAACGAACAAAAATTCATAAAGTATATCCTGGCATTTTTTGCTGGTTCTGATGGAATTGTTTTTGAAAATATCAATAATAATTTCGCTGATGAGGTACAAATCTCCGAGGCTCGTTCATTCTATGCATACCAATGTCACAATGAAATGGTCCACGGGGAGACGTACTCTAAACTTATCGACAAATATATTAGGGACCCTACTGAAAAGAAACAACTTTTCGAAGCTATCCAAACTGTTCCCTGTATTGAAAGAAAAGCAAATTGGGCCATGAAGTGGTTCGACACAGCCCGTCCATTCGCTGAGCGTCTCTTTGCGTTTGCATGTGTTGAGGGTATATTCTTCTCTGGTAGTTTTTGTGCCATTTACTGGTTGAAAAAGAGAGGTCTAATGCCTGGTCTCTGCTTCAGTAATGAGCTCATTTCTCGGGATGAGGGGCTTCACCAGGAATTTGCTGTCGAACTCTTCAAACTACTCAGAAACAAACCTTCGACCGAAACCATCCACTCAATTGTTAAAGAAGCGGTTGAAATTGAAAAGGGTTTCATCATTGACGCACTCCCATGTAATCTCATTGGTATGAACTCTGAGAAAATGGCTGAATACATCGAGTATGTATCGGACCGCCTTCTCAAACAAATTGGTCAACCCCCGATTTGGAACTCCAAAAATCCATTTGACTTTATGGAAAATATTAGCCTCGATGGTAAAACAAACTTCTTCGAAAAAAGGGTTGGGGATTACGGGAAAATGGACGATACCTCCGACGAAATTGGTTTCGATGAGGAATTTTAGAAAAAACATTTTACTATCAATTTATCCAAATTGACTGGAAAATGTATGAATTAATTTACTTGAAAAGGGTGCCTTCGGAATCGATAGGTGCGGGTTCGAGCATACGACCACTGTCGACAACCTCAATGGCACGTTCGGCAAATTCGGGTCTTGGGTCGGGGGCCTCCTCCATAGGAACTGGGGCTTCAACAACAACCTTCGTTCCCTTCTTGGCACCACCACATCCACAACCACCCTTCTTCTTTTTACCACCACATCCACCACCTTGCTTCTTGATGTTCATCATACCCCATACGACGAGGATGAACACGAGAGTGTGCACAAGCAGACCCAGGGTAGAGGGGCACCCAGTAGGGGTAGCGATCCAGGACCCGAGGACCCGCCTGACGAGACGGAATGTCTCGGGGTTCGCAACGATGAAAAATGTGAGACCAGAGATGATGGAGATGATCAATTTATCCTCCTGCTTCTGACCACCACATCCACATCCACAATCTTTAAATAGTCCGAGACCACCCATGATTTGTTTTGATATATGTTGAGAAAAAAAACTTAATTAAAGGGGAGCCACATAATATAAATATAACCCACTACAAACAATGTCGCTCACTATCCAGCAATCCACCGAATTCTCCGCTGCCAACGTGCAGTTTTCAAAACTTCGCAAGAACAAAAATGGCGGCAAGGCCGTCTACCTGAACGCCGGCGACAACAAAAAACTCTACCTCCAATTCCCCTTCATGCGCTCACCTTATGGTATGAGTGCGTTTACTGATGAGGCTACTGGACGTACATCATACTCTCTCGACCTCTCATTTGACCCCGATAATGCTGAGGCTATGGCGCTTCACGAGAAGCTCAAGGAACTCGATGATATCATCGTAAACAAGGTGGCTGAGAACTCAGAGGAGTGGCTCGGTAAGTCTTTCAATGTTGAGGTTCTCAAACAGGCTCTCTACAAGCCCATGGTTCGCCCTGGTAAGGAGCAGTACCCATCCACTATCAAGCTGAAGATTCTTGCCAAGCCTGACGGTACATTTGTACCTGAGTCATACTCTATGCAGAAGCAGTCTGTTCCCCTCGACAGTATTGAGAAGGGACAGAAGGCTATGGCTATTGTTGACCTCAACCAGATTTGGTTCATTGATAACAAGTTTGGTGTGACCATCCGTCTCCAACAGGCGCTCTTTGAGCAGTCAGTCAAGCTTCCCTCCTTTGCTTTCCAAGGTGTAAACCTTCCCGAGGATGAGGTTGATGTTGAGGATGAGGATGAGATTGAGGAAGTTGATGAGTAAAAATATAAATCCTAAATAAAAAATTAAAAACTTTTTATTTTTTCAAATACTTTGAATTTCAAAAGTATTTGACAAAATAGAATAAAAATATATTTCAATTATAAGTATGAACACTATCCTAAAGAAAATACTCAGGGGTAAAAAGGCGTGTGCACCAAAATCTGAACTATGGATGGAAAAGTTTAATGGTTCCATGATGAAGGGTTCTACTGAAGTTAGTCGGGGTAAATACGGTATAGTATATCGTGGTTGTATAGACAATAAGTGTAAAAAGTATATAGCTTACAAAGAAACCCGTGATCCATCTGCTAAAATGGAATATACCATCGCAAAAAAACTCGAAGAATTTGGAGTTCCTAAAGTGTATTTGTATAAAGAGTGTGATGGTAAGTCTATTCTCTACACTGAATACGTAGATGGTAAGACATTCTACGAGTGGTGGAAAACACAACCTATAATGGAAGCCATGAAATCAGCAATGGTGCAGATTATTTACACTCTCTACAAAATTCAACAGAAGTACCCAGGATTTAGACATCACGATCTTCATACAAGTAACATATTGGTCAAATCTGTACCCAAAAAGGATATTGAGATTAAACTGAAAGGTAAAAAGTATCAAATATCAAATGGTGGTGTGGAAGCTGTGATGATTGATTTTGGATATTCGATGTGGCCTCGTATCAAGAATCCTGAGATTAATACAAACAAGTACAGAAATATAGGAATCTCTAGGAACTCACACCCCCTCTATGATTTAAGTACATTCCTGATTAGTGTATTTCAGATGGTTAAATACCCGGGTGATAAGGAAGAAAGACAAATACATAATTTCATTAAATCCCTTTATCCAGAGTCGTATCGTAATATGAAAACCAACCGTGTAAAAAACTACCGAATTCGAGGAAACATGAATGCCGAACACAGTAAGGTTTTACCCGATTTTGAAAAGGTCTTATCTAGACCATTCTTCACAGGTGAGTCTAAACTCGATGAAGTCCTTAAAAAGGTTGCACCTAAACCCAAACCCCCAAATAAGGTTGCACCCCCCAAACCAAAGACACCAGTAAACCCAAAGAATGCCATGGCACGTGCGATTGCTGTCATGAAAGCTGGTAAAGGGAAGAAAATGAAACCTAGACCACCTGGTATCGCGAAACCCCGAACCCCTAATAACAATCCCAATAACTATATTCCACTCGCTGAACTTGCTAAAAAACTGTGAAAATTAAATCTCAGTCCATAATAAATGCAGCGCTCAACGATTCTAGTCGCCGTGGCGATCATCCTCGTTGCGTTCTTACTCTACAGGACCAGGAAGACAACCCCTACCGTTGCTGCTGGTGGTAAAAAGTGGACCATTTATGGAACCAAGGGGTGTGGATGGACAGTCAAGCAGTTGGACTACATGAAGAAGGCTGGTAAACCCCATGTGTTCGTCGATTGTGAAAAGGGTGGATGCGACGGTATGACCGCTTTCCCCACCCTCAAGGGTCCTAACGGGGAGAAAATCGTTGGATACAACGAAGTTTAAATCATTTATTATTCAAGAGTTGATTGTATCAACTTATCAATAATGATTATTTTATAGAATATTACGTAGTAGTGCGAGTACCTCTCCACCACAAACCACCTTCAGTTACACCAGGCTTCCCTCTCACATCACGGCGACAATTAGCTGAGAATGGCTTATGTGTACATGAAGCCGCTTGACCTTCACCATTATTTTCCTTATAGATCATGCAATTAACGTTATCACCTGTGTGCCAATCCACAGAGAAACCCGGACATAGGGAGTTGTCTTTACACGCAGCTTTGCATTCTTCTACAGCATTTGCTGGAACATCTACAAAAAACTGTGAATAAGGATACCCTGATTTAACCCCATCCAAACGAGAAGTTGCCATTTTTGTAAATACGCTACCTGAAGTAAAAGTTTCTGGATTACTAGCCTCAATTTGAGAAGGGGTCCCGACTGGAGCGGCTGGAGCGGCATCCTCATCATCTGACTCTGACTCTGAATCTGAATCTGCTCCTGCTCCTGCTCCAGCTCCAGCTGCTGGGTCCTCCTTTTCTTTACCACCCATCATCATAGCAGCCGCCGCACTGGAGGAACCACACACAACCAAAAGGCCGACACCTGCAGCGATAGCAGCCATCGTTTTTTATTACTATACTCTGGGGTTTTTTTACTGATATGATTGGTGTTTCAACTTATCAATAATGAAATTTGGGAATTTAAGGTTTCGCAGCCATAGCAGGACCTTGTGTGTAACCAACACAGTCAATTTTTTTGAATGTTGTACCCCAATCCGAGTCCCAAGAGGTTGCGATAGGGGGGTTTGGGTAATGACGAAGTACATTGTCCGCTTCAACGCGGTACACGGCAGCATTAGCACCCGAACCAACGTCATTCGCAGTACATTGAACAGGGTCACCAACTATCACATTGTATGACATCTTTTCGCCCTCTGTTAGACCCTCACAGTCAATTTTTTTGATTGTTGTACCCCAATCTGGGTCCCAAGAGGTTGCGATAGGGGGGTTTGGGTAATGTCTTAATTCCGTTCCTCCCATATATCTATACACAGCAGCATTAGCACCCGAACCAACATCGTTCGCGGTACATTGTATCGGGGTTCCTACTGGGTCTGTGAGTAAGTTTGGTACCGCTGGATCAGCAGCTCCTGCTCCTGCTCCTGCTCCTGCTCCAGCTCCAGCTCCAGCTCCAGCTCCAGCTGCTGGGGTTTCATCACTACCACCCATCATTAGGGCAGCCACACTGGAGGAACAACATACCATCATCCCGACACCCGCTATAGCGGCAACAGCGGCCATCGTTTTTATTACTATATCATGAGAAATTATTCAAGAGTTGATTGTATCAACTTATCAATAATGAAATACGGGAGTTTAAGGGCATGAATAGTCTCTATTTTCACCTTTCCCGTGGTTAGCCCAGTGGTTCATGGCTTTATATACTGATTGACTACCACCGTCAGATAACTCATAATCAGTCCCAAAAGCCGTTTGTAAATCTGGGTACCTTTGAAGATAACATATCAGTTCTTCCGGACCGGGATTACCAGAGAAATTCTTCTTTTCACCCATACCAACCTCATAATAATGTTTACGCGCTAATTTGAGATTAGTACCTGCATATGCTTGTACAGCTGGGTAGCGGTCGAGATACTGTTGCACCTCATCATCTGAGAGAGTACAGGAATTGGAACGAGTTTCGGAACCATTTGTGGTATAGGTTGTGTAGTGCCCACCAAGTGCATCACCATTATGTCCAAATGCGGCACGAAGGTCTGTATACCTCGCAGCATAACATTCATTCAAAGAATCTTGATCTGTGGGGATGGTGAAAGTTTCGTCTGGGGCTGAGGGACCCGCTCCTGCTCCAGCTCCAGCTCCAGCTCCAGCTGCTGGGGTTTCATCACTACCACCCATCATTAGGGCAGCCACACTGGAGGAACAACATACCATCATTCCGACACCTGCTATAGCGGCAACAGCGGCCATCGTTTTTATTACTATATCATGGGAAATTATTCAAGAGTTGATTGTATCAACTTATCAATAATGAAATTAGATGCCACGTACGATTTGGAGGGCGAGAGAAAGGATGAACGCATCGGTCAAGTTGTTGATGGGCTTGAGCACGGAGATGTGCTTCACGAGGGAGCGGTTCCATACGACACGGAGAAGGAATGTGCTGACGAGCACAACGAGCATAAAGGTGAGAATCTCGGTGAGCACCTCAGACCTGGACTTAGCTTTGGCAACCTCTTGAATCATTTATTACATGTGGATATTTTTTTCTAGGTTAACTACAAATGAGGGTGCTTCCCCTGAGTGGTTCAGAGAGTAGGTATACAAACAGGCGGTGGTCTACACCAAAGGGTATTGGAAACAATAATTGTTATGCCTATGCCGTTGGGGACTATGAGGCGTATAGGTGGCAAAAGTCCATCCCAGGTGATCGTTCTGGACTTTCGAATGGACATCACAACTATACCCACTGCACTGGTCTCCCTGGTCGCGTTATTTCAGACAACCCCAAAAAGGTGTACAGAGCCGGTGCTGATGAAAAATGTAAAAAAGGGTATTTCAAGGTTATGATGTTTGTTTCTCCTGGGAGGCCCATGAACTATATTCGACAGGGAGATTTCCACTTTTACAAACAACATGGTGTAATTGAATACAAAATCAAACCAGGTGATACAATGAAAGCTGTCGCCAAGTTCTTCAAGATTCCTGAATCACGGGTAAATAAGGGGGGTGCGTTCAAAGTTGGTAAGCGTGTCGTTTTCAAGGCCAATGTTTTCAGTCACAAGCGTGGTTGGGCTACGGGTCCACTTCTGACTGATGCTAAAGGTAAGGCCATAACAGACCCTCGGAAGGCTTCAAGGGACTATCCAGGTCTAAACTACGAAAAGTATTGTAGTTCATTCTGTGTCAAGGATACTGGGATCAAAGTCGGTAAGACTCACCCCAAGGTCCGCTAAAATACTATCTAGGTCGGGTACTTCGTCTACATCAAAATTGATGTCAAATAGGTCTAAGACGTTAAATATAGAATCCTCATTCAAGGACACAGAATTCGCCGTTGCTGTGTAATTGTTCTGTACACTGACAGTAATTTTAAACTGTGTACCATCTATAATTTTTCGACAAATCGGGCATGAATTCTTACCTTGGTCTTTCCACTCCTGTAGACAGTGGGAATGAAACACATGTCCACACCGGGCTGGAGGATTTTTCCTCGTGCACCGGACTTCACTGAGACATATGGAACATGTTGACATTCTATAGGATGGTTTTAAAGTTTTTTTGGGGATTTTTCTCACTTAGTACACGTCGGGCATCTTGAGAAGGGGTACGTTGCAGTTGTTGCAATCTTTCTTACCTTGAACCTCTTGGATCTTCGACATGAGTTGAGGACCCTGGGATTGCAGGAGCTTACGGTAAGAGTAGTTATCTTCGAAAGAGATACCATTTTGCTTCATAATATAGTTGTTGAAGAGTTGGGCTGAGGAGTTCATGGTGAAACACCGACCATCGGCCATACCAAGTCGTTGCGACATATTGTTAATATACATTTAGAAATTTATTTGTCTATTGGTAATTGTTCTCATCCAAGAATTGAACCCCCGCTCCTTGAGAAGTTTGACAAAAGGATCACACCTGTATCCCAAATAAATATCAAACACGTCAGTGTCCTCTGTGCGCGACACCCGAATTTGGGGATTCTCGTTGATGTGTTTGTTGATAATGTTGTATCCAAATGCAATCTCTTTGAGAGTCTCCGCCCCTGTGATGATAATTTTTCCAGTACTGAAAATACTGCATGTAATCTCCTTCATATCCTCTGATGGCTTGAACTTAATCTTCACTGCAGAGTATCGGTCTGGTTCAAAGGAAACCTTGAAAATGTCATCGTACTCCTCAAACCAATCTGCAACCTTCATGAGATTGATATTGTAGTTGAGACTGAAGTTGGAGTTAATCATGACAACACGAAACGAGTCCACTGGAACCTCAATTTTCAAATCCAAAAAGGTTTTGAAAATATGAACAAGCTGGGTGATGATACGTTTGCAATCGAAGAGGTCGCAACACCCCGCAACTTGAATCGAGCCATTAGGGAACACCTTGACAGACTTGGTACTGTAGGTGTCGTGATAGGTTAGGGTCACCTGGTTGTAGAAGGTTGTTGGTTTCAATTTCCACTCAAACCCCTCCGTCTTGGTACCCACGCGGCGCATCTTGTAGGAACCGATTTCTTCAAACAGGGATCGAAGTCTCTTTACGTCTATTTTTTGGACAAAGCTAGACACCATAGTGATTGTCGTAATCTTTATCCATGAGGGTCTGGTCTCATCTGGTAGTTCTTTTCGTATCTCATCGAGTGTTAGGAGATAGGAAAAGCTATTATTTGCAATAGTTGAATACATTTTTGGACATACTTTTTACATTGTGGGTGGCTCACTTAGGTGTTCGTTTAGGGAAAGTTAAAATGTAAATCCTTCAATTTCTTTATCATCACCGATTGTGTAAGTCTCGGTTCCAGAACTCATATATTTATCTTTGAGGTATTTTTCAACTTGTGTAATTTCAGCAATTGTAAGTACACGGTTATAAAATATAACCTCTTTCATAGCCCAATCAGATGATTCTCCAGCTACAAATTGACCAGAGTTAATAGTAATTTGAGTTGGTTTCGCCGCACCGGGTTCGGCAGTTTTCTTATCAACACCATTTAACCTATAAATTCCCATAGAATCTGTTCCCTGTACCAATTCGGTGCTTCCATTGGGTAGTACACCTGTCTCATGTGCAGTCATCCACCCATTATGATGCGCAACACCAACACGTGTTGCCCACCAGGTAGAAAGCCAGTTATTATTCGTAGCATCGAAAATGCGACCCTTTGTCTCACCATTGTACTTACCAACGTATAAGAGTGTGTATGCACTATCTGTACCGAGAACCGCCGTTGGGAATTTCAGACCATCGGCTTTGGTACCTGTTACATCTGTCGCAGTGACTTTTAGGGTTCCACGGTCAACAGGTGCATTATTAGCATTACTAGATTTATCGTTCCATACAGACGCTGTAGCTGACCCCACATCGTAGCGCCCTGAGAGTCCTGTGATACTCGTTGGGAATGGGTCGACTGGGGCTCCAGCTCCAGCACCAGCTCCTGCTCCAGCTGCTGGGTCCTCCTTTTCTTCACCACCCATCATCATGGCGGCAGCAACAGAAGAAGAACACACCATCATAAGACCGACACCGGCTACAGCTATGGCGGCCATTGTTTTTATTACTATACCCTGGTATTTTTTTTGGTTAAAGATGAGACTCTCCATTTAAGTACATGACCTCTTTCCTTAAATCTGCAAAGCATGTTTTTGATGTGGAGTCTGACCTCTCCTATGTGGAGATTGTCTATGACCGCTACACCAGGGGTCAAGGGTATTCCACCTTTACGGATTACCTCAACACGGACCCTCTCGCGGATTGGATGGCTCTTGAAAGTGGGAATCACTCGATTCCTTATGACAAATTCCTGGATACAATGGTTAAGAAGACCCTTGAGGTGAGACAGCGTATGGCTGAACTTTCACTCGAGGACTTTTTGTCTCATGATCAGGATATTCGTACATACATTCGCGTAGCCCACGCAGTGAGGATTTTAGATCCAACATTTCAACCACCCCGTATTAATATGGAGAGTGCTTGGCAAGTGGAGTTTATCAAGAAAATGTGTGAAGAAGTCATCATTGACGCTATTCAGGACTGTACCAAGAAGTCTCGTCTCAAGTATTTCTTCAACGTACTAAAATTAATAGAATTAGGGCAATAAGGATGGAGGTGATAATTAACTGTATAGCGGTGTTTGAAGCAACAGCCTTTACGGGTTCCCTCTCTCTACCACATCCAAGCCCATAATCAATATTACGACGGGGTTGCACATTCCTGTTGATACGACATGGCTGTTTCTCAGCCGCACATAATCCAACTGTGCAAAAAATACTTTTACCAACAGGTGGGATACCCCCATTTTTAGGAACTTCTTGGAAATCCTCGAAATTACCAGTCTGTCTTACACCTCCTGGAAGGGAGAAATCGCGTTGGACAAATGGGTTTACATCATTAATTGCATCCTCATCATTGAGCATAAACTCACTCATTGTTGTTATTACTTCAGATTATATTTTTTGTGTGTCATTTTTTTACCATGTTCAGTCCACATTTGATCAAGATCAACATTCAACATGTGTGCCAATTGAAAGAGATAACTAAACACATCTCCCATTTCCATCATAACATCTGTTCCTCTGTCCTTCTTGAGATTTGTCTTCTTGAATGTTTTCTTATACTGCCGAATCGCGGACGCGAGTTCACCAACCTCTTCCGTCAGGAGAAGCCATACTGTATCGATGGGGGCACGGTCCCACCCCTTAGCCCTACACACTTTCTCTGTTTCACATTTGTATACGTTTAGACTCATACTTATTCTACCAGGGATTCAAAGCTTTAATTGATTCCAATCTTATTGTTGAAATCAATTTTCTTTCCCATGGTACTGGTATTCACGGGTCGGTCCATTGGTGTACTAATAGTGTCGATGTCCTCAGCATACGCAATATACTGCGATACACCAGTTTGGATTTGAGACATGGCAGTCGCTATGACTTTAGTGTTCATGTACCTGACCTGTTCATTCACCTTGCTGTATTGGTCTCCCGAGTTGTTGATAAATACAACACGCATGAGACTGAACAAATCATCTGGGTTCTGGTAATCGATCGAAATACCAGTCTTATTTTTGAACGCCTGGCGAATTCCACGCTGGAGAAGATTCTTGTTGAACTCTGAAAAGAACAGGGTGTTCAATGGGGTCTCACACTGCTGAATGGAATTAAGGTGGAGGTTATCACACATTTAATATAGTAGCCGAAAAAAATTATCCGTAGATATTAAATGTTGTCCATGTCTAACTTCGATGAGGTGTATGCCAACAAACCCGTAAATGCCGAGAAAATCCCATGCAAGGCCCCAGAATGTTTCGTGGGTTCTTATCCTCCTGTCGCCAAGGCGGGTGAGATGGGTCCATTCTTTGTAAACACCTACCTTCTCCAGCCTACCCGTAAATTCGAAACTGTTGGAACAGTTTCTGTTCGAAGTGCTGACCTCGAATGTAAGAAGTAAGTTAAAAATAAAAATTCAAGAGAATGTATATGAGGGTCATTAAACGCTCAGGTCGTATTGAGGATATGAAATTTGACAATGTCACCAATAGGATCAAGAACTTAACGTCTGGTCTCTCTGAAAACTGTGATTCTACCAAGGTTGCCCAGCAGGTGTTCTCATCTATGTATGATAATATCACTGCCCAGGAAATCGACATACTTTCTGCTGAAATTTGTGTTGGAATGATCACAGCCGACCCCGACTATGAAATTCTCGCGACTCGTATCATTGCGAGTAATATTCATAAGGTGTGCCCCAACAACTTTCATCTCGCAATGAGAAAACTCCAGAAGACTGGTATTGTTACAGATGAAGTTGTGGAGGTTGCCCAACAGGTGAAGGAAAACATTAAAAACGACCGCGACTTTGATTTTGGTTATTTTGGTCTGAAAACTCTCGAAAAAAGTTATCTTCAAAGGGTTGAAGGGAAGTTGATTGAAACCCCCCAATACATGTTCATGCGTGTTGCTATTGGTATCCATGGTAAAGATATCCCCTCCGTTCTCGAAACGTATGATAAAATGTCCCAAGGTTTTTTCATTCATGCCACCCCCACCCTCTTCAATGCGGGTACCCCCAGACCTCAAATGTCTTCTTGTTTCCTTATTGCAAACAAAGGGGATTCGATTGATGGCATCTATGGTACCCTAACTGAGTGTGCACAGATTAGTAAATGGGCTGGTGGTATTGGTATGCATATTCACGATATACGTGGTAATAAGTCTCGCATCAGGGGTACTAACGGACAGTCTGATGGGATTATTCCCATGCTTCGTGTATTCAATGCAACGGCTCGTTATGTGAACCAGGCTGGTCGTCGTAAGGGTTCGATTGCTGTGTATGTTGAACCATGGCATGCGGATATCATGGATTTCCTGGAACTTCGTCTCAACCAAGGTGATGAGGAGGCACGTTGCCGAGACCTTTTCAGTGCCATGTGGATTCCCGACCTATTCATGAAGAGGGTTGAAGAAGGTGGTAATTGGTCTCTGTTCTGTCCAGACAGGGCCCCAGGTTTATCTGATGTGTATGGTGATGAATTTGAGGCACTGTACGCCAAGTATGAAGAAGAAGGTCTCGCTAATGAAACCGTTCCAGCTATGGAAGTTTGGAAAGCTATCATCAAGAGTCAAACTGAGACCGGTACCCCATACATGCTCTACAAGGATGCATGCAATAAAAAAAGTAATCAGAAAAATTTAGGTACGATTAAGAGTTCCAACCTGTGCACAGAGATTATCGAGTACACCAACAAAGATGAAACTTCTGTGTGCAACCTGGCCTCTATCGCACTCCCAAAATATGTAAACAAAGAGACCAAGACTTTCGATTATGATAAACTTCACACAGTCGCCAAGGTGGTCACGAAGAATCTTAACAGGGTCATCGACCGCAACTACTACCCCGTAGAAACTGCTAGAAATTCAAACATGAAGCATCGCCCAATTGGTCTAGGTGTTCAAGGCCTCGCGGATGTATTCATTCTATGTGGTCTTCAATTTGACTGTGAGGAATCTCGGCTCATGAATGCACACATTTTCGAGACTATCTATCACGCCGCCCTCGAAGCAAGTTCAGAACTGGCTGAGGTTGATGGTTCCTATGAGAGTTTCATCGGTTCCCCAGCTTCTGAGGGTATTCTTCAACCAGATATGTGGGAAGGGGAAACAAAGTTTAGTGGTCGGTACGATTGGGATGCCATGCGTACACGTGTGAAAACCAAGGGACTTAGGAACAGTCTTCTCCTGGCACCTATGCCCACAGCCTCAACGGCACAGATTTTGGGAAATAATGAATGTTTCGAACCATACACGACTAACATCTATCTGCGACGTACACTCGCAGGTGAGTTTGTTGTTGTAAACAAGCATCTTGTGGATGATCTCAAGAGGGTTGGTCTCTGGTCTAAGGAAATGAAAGACTTGATGGTCAAAGCGGGTGGGTCTATTCAAAATATTGTAGACATTCCTGTGGATATTAAGAATCTTTACAAAACTGTATGGGAAATTAGTCAAAAATGTATTATTGATATGGCTGCAGACCGTGGTCGTTTCATTGACCAGTCTCAATCGATGAACCTCTTCATTGAGAGCCCCACCATGTCCAAGCTTTCTTCGATGCACATGTATGCATGGAAGTCCGGACTTAAGACTGGCATGTACTATCTCCGTTCAAAGGCAAAAGCTCGACCAATCCAGTTTAGTTTAGAGCCAGATTGTGTGGCTTGTTCGGCTTAAAGTTTTGCGTATAAAATGAAATAGAAAGATGGACAAAGCTGTCGATAACTTACAAATCAATGCATTCAATAACCGGAAAATTGTTATCACTACAAAACAGGGAACACCCTTACGAGTTCAATTTCCTCGGATGTACATGCCATTCGGTGTGTCCGGGTTTACACCCGAGGTTGGACCAACTAAATATAACATCGACTTTGCTATCAAAGGGTACGACGAAGAGGAGAGCTACATGAAGAATTTCTATGATTCTGTACGTAAAGTGGAAAGTCAAATCATCGATTCAGTTGTAGAACAAAGTGAAGCAATTTTTGGTGCTCCTATGACCAAGGAAGAACTCCAACCAATGTTCAACTCCAATCTAAAGGAGTCGCCTGACCGTGAACCAAAGTTCCGTGTAAAGGTTGACACGACGATGGAAGACCAAATCAATGTGAATGTATTTAATACTGACAAGAATCCAATCAGGGATACTGTGACCAATGGCCTCTATGCAAGAAATTCAGGACATGCTATCGTTGAACTCAATAGTGTGTATTTCTTGAACAGGAAGTTTGGATGTACATGGAAACTCCATCAACTCATTGTGTACGAACCACAAAATTTAAAAGGATTCCAATTTAAGATTTAGATTTGGATTTACTTAACATTAAAATACTATAGACCGCTTGAGCCTCCTTAAGAAGTTTACCCTGTATCCTGGTAAATTTCTTTGGGTCTAAACCTAGCTTAATTTTAGCAACATTGACTGATTCCGACCATTGAGTGATGGTCATACTTACTTAATAGCTTTGATTATTTTTTTGTATGTCTTGCTACCCTTCTTGGGGACCAGACAGAAAGTCTCCTTCTTCTCAGCCTTCTCCTTCGCGAGTTCAATGAAAGCCATGAACTTGGGGTTCAGCTTAAGAGACGACTTGGCAGCCTTACTCGCCGCCTTGGAGATAATACGCCCATCCTTCAATTTGAGATCCTTCTTGGTGAGACCACCAGAAGTAGCATCAGCGTTACCGTGGAAAACTTCAGCGCGGGAACCAACAGTCATTTATATTAAGCACGGAAAATATTCTTGATGTCCATAATTGATATTTTAGCCGTTGTCCTGTTCACAGGGATTTGGGTTTTTACACGTTCATCATTAAGAACCTCTGAACACACAATAGACTTATGTCCCTGGAGCGCGAGAATCTCTTGTTCAACACTCACAAAACGCGGACATTCCTTGTAGATCAACTTTTTTACGTGAACAACCTGGGTTTGACCAGTTCGATGGGCGCGACCGATAGCCTGAAGTTCTGTCGCAGGGTTCCAAGATGGGGCTGTTATGTACACCCGAGTCGCCTCTTGGAGGTTTAGACCCTGACCACCACTCTTGATTTGAATGATGAAAACAGCACCTCCCTGAATCTTCTTGAACCCTTCAATCTGCCTGACCCGCTCATCCTTGGGTACTGACCCATCAATCCTGAAAACTGGACAGTCCAGTTGAGACTGGATATAATTCATTTCACCCTTGAACTGACAAAACACCAAACTCTTTTCATCGGGGTGCTCCTTTAACAGCCTGAATAGAGTCTCCATCTTGTTGGACCTACTTTCCCATTTGACTGGTACAGTTCCATCTTTTTTGGCGACACCATTCAAGTACATTGGTGGATGTATCATACACTGTCGAGCCCTCAAAAGACACTCAAGAATCAACATGTTCTTAGAGTTGATACTCTGTGCGTGTTTGAAGGCTTCTTTAATCGTGTCCTGAGCTTCCAAAAAGACACACTCGTAGAGAGACTTTTCCTCTGGGAACATGTCAAGCTCAACATTCTCGAAATGACAATGAGGTAGCCTGAGACGCTCATTAATCTTAGCAAGGTCGTCCTTGGTTCGACGAAGGATGTAGATGTCCTTGATTTGTTTGGTCATACCTTGGGCACTAGACTTGGAAAAACCCAAAAATATACACAGAGATACAAAATCCTCCATCGAATTGAATACAGGTGTACCCGTCACGATCCACTTAATTTCCGTCTTCAAACGACACACACTCTTGAACAATTTCGAAGACTTGTTTCGAATCTCATGGGCTTCGTCAAGGATGACACGGTCCCACTGCACCATGTGTAGAGCCGTTTTCGTGTCAGGTCCACCACCCTTCGTAGTCAGCAACGTATATGGCGCAAGTGTCACGTCAGCTTCTTTGATTCTCCTATCTGGACCATCAAAGATATTGATCGTCAAGTTTGGCGCGAATCGGTTGATCTCATCACGCCACTGAGTGATAATAGACTTCGGCACAATAATGAGTGTACGAGGCTTTGGGTTTCCAAGGATAGTAGCCACAAGTTGGACCGTTTTGCCAATTCCCATATCATCCATTAACATCCCACCAAGTACGCCCGACTCTTGCCCCTCCATACTCAACATCCATCGTACACCATCACACTGATATGGTACAAAT